CATGCACATACATGCATACATGAACATTCATTACAAAATGTTACATATTTTGTTACAAATAATAATCTTTGGAAAATGTTGGTACTGTAGGCATATAGAGAGAAAATGGTATGTAACAATATTATACTAATACCTATATAAAGTAATATAATCTATTATGATATAGTGTATTTAACACCTATATTTTACAATATATTATAATATATATTATTATGTTATAATAATAAATTATGCTATTTTTAACAATATGCTATAATATTTAATAATAATTAATAATATAATTTATTATAATATTATGTAATATATTTTATATAAAATTATTATATATTATTATTTTACATAAATTTGTAAAAAATAATATTAGCCATGGCAAAAAAAGAAACGTTACAATGTTCGGTAAAAACTGAAAATATTGTATATTTAAAATTACGAATGCAAAACGAAAATAGGTCATTATCTAATTTAGTAGACACGATATTGGATGCAATTAGAGAAAACGACGATACCGATTTTTTGGGAAATAAAAAGGTCAAATTTCCAATATTTACAAATTCAGAAACAATTTAACCCTTATAAATATGCACATAGATGGCACACTGGTGAGTTACACACAAATTGAAACAATTAACGGGACAAATGGCCCATTAAATAAATGTTTTATGATTATTCAAACACTTGGAAAATACCCGAAAAAGGTAGCAATCCAGTTTATGAATGATAAAATTAACCTTTTGCAAGCGGTACGTTATACCGATGTAAGAGTGCATTTGGAATTATCTAGCACCGAAAAAGACGGACGTTGGTTTTCTAACATTAATGGTTGGAAGGTTGAACAGATTCCAGCGGTAACAGTTGCACCTCAACAAGCGACAACACCACAACAACAATTTGGAGCATGGGCAGCACCGACGCAAGCAATACCTACGACGGTAGCACCTCAACCTCAAGCATGGAGCCCAGCACCTCAACCGTTTTCCGCTCCTCAGACGTTTGCCGCTCCTCAACAACAAATGGCCGCTCCTCAGCAACAAGGAAATTTTTTCCCGCCGCAAATAGAGCAAGATGTCCCATTTTAAATTACTTTTAGGTAATAGCTATAAAACAAAAACATCCGAGAGAATCTTTCGGATGTTTGTTTTTATAATAAACGATGGCGAACTATCTGTTAAAATGTTTGAGGACATTGGCGAGCCATTACCCCGAATGATAATAAGGCCAGTTCAAGAAATTGACGATTTAATAAACCAAGGCAATCTCATTATAATAAAACGCTAAGTGGTATTCCAACCGCACGCGATACGCTATTTCCAAATCTAACAGACTCAAGAGCGACCGAGTTTTGCATTCTAGATAATATTTTATTATGATTACCAGATGCCCACGGCGACCCTCTTAAAATTTTGCTAATTCCTTTATGCTGATTTGCGATTATAATTAACATTCCAACGTCGTAACTACGTATCGAAATACCATAACGATTTAATAAACCAATGGCTTGATTTTGAGTAATACTGTTACCTAATTCACTAACACCAGATGCAATTATACATAATTCACTAATAAGGCGGTCAACTTTAAAATTTAAGTCTGTTTCAACGTTTACCGTGTGCTGCATAATTTCATTAAAACATCTTGTTTCGTCTTTAGATGTGTCCAATGAGCGCTCCTCGTTCCAGTCTTTTGACCTTACCCACTCGAGTGCTTGCTCGTAAGAAATTTCCCCGTCATATTCTAAAGAAACAGCACCAGCTAACAATGGGCCAAGTTGGTCTCCATGTCGTTGTCCGCCAAGTACGGAAATACAGGCACGAGAAAACGTTTCAGCGTTTTTTAATATGGTGGGTAATAATTTTATAGTGCGCGATTTTAGAGATTGAGTAAAATCCTCATTTACTAGGTTTGCATAAATACCAGACAATTTCTCAAACTTTTGTTTTCTTAATGTTTCCTCTGGAGCGTTTAAACCAAGTACGGTAATACGTGAGCGGTCACTTTGTTGAGACATGTGCATACCGATTGACCCAAATAATATCATTGTTCTAGTTTGTGAGGTTGCGGTTTTGCCACCACCAGCGGAGCCCTTGACAACGATTGCTCCATTTTCGGAACTAGCCGAGCGGGCAAGTTCTAAAATAGATTGTATTCTCATTTGAGAGGATGCCGATTCGGCCTCGGCCTCGTCAAAAATTATGGGCATCGCGTCGTGGTCTAGCATTCGGCGAATCCCAGGTTCTGTCGTTGCACCCTCAATAAAATAACCCGAGTCACCAATTAACTCATTACAAAATTTTAATATCCATGATTTACCAGTAGAGGCCCCGCCAGTTATCCAAATGTGAGGACGCCATTTTAATGCACCACAGACAGGAGCGATAACACACCAACCAGCTAACAAATAAGCGTTAATCGGCCGCTCCCAGTTCATAAGGTTAAATATGTCAATTAGTTTAATCGACTCTGGTGTTGACATCGGAACGCCTAATTTTATTCCTAGAGGAAATCCTTGCTCGTATATGTATTTAGACTCAATGTTTTGTATTTCTATCCGTTCGGAGTCGATTATTAGGTGGTCACCGACATGTAAAACAGAACGACCGTTATCTATCCATGCACCGCGACCACGTATACGAGACTCGGAAAACATGCCTTTTTTGATTGATTCAGAAATAAGAAATTCGGAAATCTGGTCAATATCTAAATTTTTGCCATTTTTATATCTTTCCTCCCACCAATTAATGGAGGCAAGAGATAATATATTTTGTTTATTGATAGATGTATTAGATAGTACAATTATCATTTTGGAGGCGCTACTAAGAAAATAATAACGTATTGACTCGGCCTCCTTTTTAAATCCTAAAAACGAAAATGGTGAATCTGAAATAACACCAGCCGCGGAATATGCGGAAATTCTTTTAATTGGCGGTACGATTATTTCGGGAGTTATAGTTGGTATTTTGCCTAAGTTATTCTCAATAAAATTATTTAGTTCGTTTGGCTCCCAAATTTTATCGGCCACATCCCAACCGCAAGGAGTGCCAGATAGTGGCGTAACCCATTTAATGGAGGGAACAAATGATTTTATAATTTCATAAATTCCGAGCATAGCGCGATTAGATGGCTGCTCATGAAATGGCATAAGTTCGCCTAATTTATCGGCCGACTTATATTCGTGAGTATAATCGTTATCTGGCAATAATAAAACCTCATCTACGCCCTCAAGTATTTGCCAATTAATTTTAGAAAACGATTTGTCGCCTCCATGCCATGATATAACTGGATATGTTAAATTCGCTTGCGCGGCCTCTTGCGTTTTTTCACCCTCAACGATTAACACGCGTTTTTTATCTGTTGGGTTTTTTGAAAAAAAATTAGTTAGCCATTGAGCGCCGTAAACAGGACGCGGCTCGTCAAATCCTTTAAATTGCCAACGGCCAGAGGAACGATAAGTATATGGTAATACGGTTTTAGAGCCGTCTGGTTTTAAATATCGTAATGAGTAACCATTAAGACGAAAATTAACATCCATAAACGTATGTACTGCTATAGGATTGCCATATTCGTGGTGGTAAAAATTAACCTCTGCTACGTTATCTGGAACAGGAATAATTGAGAAATTTGGCGGAGGGGTCGGCGGTTGTACTACATCTAATGTATGGCCTTCGTTAAGTTTTTCGACTGCTTGAATAAATGTAAGATTTTCAATTTTTTGGATAAATGTTATAACGTCTCCAGAGACGCCACATCCAAAACATTTAAAAATTTGTTTAGACTGACTAACAGAAAAAGAGGGCGTTTTGTCGTTATGAAATGGGCACAAACCAAGTCGTTCCGCGCCGATTTTTTTTAGTAAAACATACCGACCGATAACCTCAACGATGTTTAATCTGTTTTTAACATCTTGAGCGCTGGCTACCATATTTTATGTTGTTTTAATATGGTTACTAAATCCTCAACAGAACGGGCGACGCCAGCAATACCTCCAACGGCAATTATACGATTAAGCCATGTAATTTGTTCTGGAGATTGTTTTGTGCGGTGTTTAACCTCAATTGAGGTAAATACGGCCACGGTTTTTCCAACCATTTCCTCGGTTATAATAATTGGCGTGTAACCTATTTCGTCGGATGAGCCCTTAAATAGCCCAGCGTTTAATATTCTAGGGTTTTGGATATGTATAGAGCCGTCGGAAAGGCGTTTAACGTCTCCTTGCCATCCAACTGCAACGTTATTTCTAAATAACGTAGTTCCTAATTTAGCGGCGGCTAATCGTATATCTGTTTCAATGTTCGTTTCTGTAGTTGCCGACGGTTTGCGTGGTGTTTTCGGGGGTGTTGGTCTCATGTAGTTGCTGAATTAATTTGGGGTTGGCAAGGTAAAAGAAAAATTCAAGCGAATACTCAAATTTTTGATTATTGTGTTTTTTAGCTAAATAGTCTATTTCTGTTTTAGAATACATAACTGTTATGTTTGGGGCTGTATTAGGTAATTTAACCCGTGTTTTTATAGACATTTGGCGCTGGATTTCTATAGTTAATTTATTAATAGAAATCATAAACGACGCGGCTATATGATGTACTGGTATATGACCATTATTATCCCACCAAAATTTACTAGCTGTTTGTAATATAGCGGAGTCGTTTTCTTTTGCGACTATCACTTGCAGACCATATATGGCCTCAAGTGAACGTTGTTTAATACCCGCCAACTTTACTAATTAATTTATGTTTGTTTACTTGGATGTAATCGTAAACGTCTTTCCAAGATGTTAACCAACCTTGTTTCGAAAGGTATAGTAAATAACTAGGTGGAATTTTGCCCATAGGGCGTCCCTCATATTTGCCAAAAGGCATAGGGGATAGGTCTGTAAATTTGCTCATTTTGCTGAATGATTTAGTTTGCAAATATAACTATTTTGGAATACCAAAATAAATTAAATTAAATATTCGTTAGAGGCGTTAGATAACTGCCCATAGTAAACTACTGAATCGTTATTAGGTAATAATGGCTGTTGAATATTTATTTTATGTTTTTTCCATTCCCACATTTGGATAGCCCAGTACGGTTTATGTCCACGCGCGGCGGCAATTGCTTGAAAATCCTCCAACGAACGGGCGCGGGATATTTCTAATTTTTTTTCTTTTTTAAGTGAGCGAGCCATTTCGTCGGTAATTTCTACCAATTCACCGTCCTGTTTTTTTACTTCTCGCGTTTTGGTTTCATAAACATGGCCGCAAATGGTCGGAAATGTATTTGGGCAAATCGGTTCTGGCTCGTGTATGTAATAACACGCTGGGCACTGAACTGTTTTTGTTTTGGGAATTTTCTTCTCTAACAATTTTTTACTGTTTTTTACAGCACCGTCTAACGACCACGCTCTATCGTCCTTAGGTCTACCATGTCGCATGTAATTACCAACGTGGTCTAATATTATTGCAAATGGTTTAGGGCCGTTTTTAATTGCTAATAACCTCTGGGCGGCGGTTTCTATTGGATACCCATCGGCATGCATCGCTCGTAAAACTCGGCCAATTTGTTGAATGTGTAAACCTTCGGACGCTGTTGGGCGCAAACAGATGCCACAAACAACCTCTGGTAAATCGGTTCCCTCTGATATTAAATCGCAAGTAGTTAATACTTGGACGGTTTTGTCGGCTAACCCCGCTAATTTTCTATCTCTCTCGTTGTCCTTGTCTTTTCCGCTAACGGCCTCGCTAAGATAACCAGCGGCTCGAAATTGTTCGGCCACATGCTCGGCGTGTTCAATTGATATGCAAAATACAACACATGGAGCGCCAGCACAAATTTTAGTATAATGTGCAACGGCATCTCCTGTTATTGTCGGTTTATCGACTTTTGATAATACTTGGGCGCGGTCGTAGTCGCCTTGCACTATGTCTACGTCTGATAAATCTACGGGCGTCTCAGCGCCAAATAGACGGGCGGTTGTTAACCAACCCTCCTCCATTAATTCACTCATTTGAGGGCCGATTACCATATTTTCAAAATATCCGCCAGCATGTACACCGAGGCCAACGCCATCTCCACGGACAGCGGTGGCAGTAACTCCTAAAACTAACGCATTAGGGTAATGTTCGATAATTTTACCAATTGTGTTGCCTTTTTTTGCGTGGTGACATTCGTCAATTATTATAAACCCAGGCTCTTGCAATTTATCCAACCTATTAATTATCGTTAATATGCTCGCAACTTGAATTCTCCTATTATATTGAGGCGTGTATCCACTGCCAATTATACCATGTTCCACACCAAATTTAAATAGAGATTTAGACGCTTGCGACACTAACTCACGTTTATGGGCTAATATCCAAATAGTTTTAGAGGAGTTTGTTAAACTATAATTTTCCTCCACATTCATGGCAATATCGCAAAATGTCGCCGTTTTGCCTCCGCCAGTTGGCAGAACCGCTATAACTTTTTTACTGCCATTTTTAAACGCTTGCCTAACCTCATCTTTTAGTGTAAATTGATATGGGCGTAATTTTATCATTTTTTTAACCGCTCTAGTTCAGCCTCTAATTTTCTTAATTGCGTTATTTGGTTCGGCTCTTGTTTTCGCCACCAATAAACGGACGAAATTGGAACATCGGCTAGGGTGCAAATCTTATTAAGAGTAACTCCCGCGTTTTTACATTTTATTTGTAACTCTTCGAATACAGTCATTTTAGAACGTTATTAGGTTTATGGTTTTTTGAACTTGAGTAAAAAATATTGTTAGTTTCGCCTCTAGCGCGTTTATGTCTGATTGAACGTCTTTGCGGTTAATGCGTTTAACCCATATTGGTTTATTAGTTATTTCTGGGCAATAGGAAATAAAATCAACGCAAAATATTTCTTTACACGCGACAAATGCCGATATATATTGCCAATAATATTCTTTAGGCGCTACGTTTTCGCGGATATATCTTATGTGAGTTTGTGGTTCTGGACATTTTATCTCTGGAATTATTACATATTGACCATTTGACGAAACGAGACCGTCTGGCGACATGCCAAAATACGGAAATTGCTCTGGTTGAATAAATCCAACCTCTTGAACTGGCAAACCTAATAGTTCGGAATATAAACGACGAGCGACGGGCTCTAGTTCGTTGCCGCGTTTCATTGCCTCAGATTTAAAACCTTCCGATTTTCTTTTGTTTGTAATCTGTTCTGCGGCTATTACGTCGGTATAATCTACCCAGTTGTTAGACATAACTTTTTCGGAAGATTTACCCGTAACTTTTCCGACACGATATTGTAGCCACTCCTCGGAACCTTGTTCAAAATTGTGAATAATCATATAGTCTCGGATAAATTAATTTTCATTTTATTTTTAGTTTCAACAACGCGAGGCGAGTTTTTTATTAATGGAGGCAATTCTAAAAATATATATTGTAACTGTTCTATTGAAAGGGCGGAGGATAAATAACCTATTGCTTTTTCTATATCTTCATTAGACGCCTCAACGGTCACTTTACCAACTGGAGGCAAGTCTCTAGCCTCATCTTCCGAATGCATGCCCATAATGACGTCGGGACAATGAACTCGGCCAAAAAATGACGCGGCACGGTATTGTAACATTTGTTCGGGCATGGTAACCCATTTAGAACCTTTTTTAGTATACCACCCCTCAAGAACTGCCATTTCTATAGATATCCAAGAGCCGTTAATAACCTCTCCATTTGATAAATATGTAGAATTGGCTCTGCATCGTACGTCGTTAACCTGTGTTCCATTAATATTTTTTGGCCCCATTTGAACCATTTCAAATCTAAGGGGTGAAAACCGCCCACATGAGTTTATAGATGCAATTATAAACGAAGACGCCCACGAAGGTCGGCCATGTATAATATTTAAATTTTGCATAACTGCCATAACCGAAACGCCGATTCTATTAGACATCTCGAGGGCTATTAAACAGTTAGCTGGTTTGCCTCGATATAACTCTGGCACTATTTCGCTCGAGGATAATGCGACGGCCATTTGTTGAGCCAATTGGAATGAATTTTGGGAGGAAAACGCTTGAATTCCTTGGTCTTGATTGATTTGCTGAATTTCTGTTGACATAGTTATTTATTTTTTGCAAATATAGCTTTTAATTTGGGATACCAAAACAAAAAAAACCGTTAACTAAATTAATAATTAACGGTTTTTCGTTGAAATTCAGCAAAACTACAACTAAGAGCCCAAAGGTAAATTAATTTCGTTAAATTCCTTTAAAAAATTTGCTGATTTTTTTAAATCTGTTTTTAATAATTCAAGGTTAGACATAAGTTTTTCGACGTCTAAGCGAAGTTCTCCGTTTTCCATAAACATCCTATCGGCTACTGATTTATTTAAAATGTTTTGTTTATATAATGCGTCAAAATCATTAGTTAACTTTGAATAATTATTAGTTAATGTTTTACGATTATTTTCGTAAATCTCGCGGGTGTCGGCTAATGCCTTTTCGCGGTTACGGAGTTGTTTTTTTAAATCGTTAGTTATAAGAAAATGCGTGCCAATTACTACTAGTAACGCAGCGCAAACGATAATTATAATCATTTTTTTAGTTCCTCCCATAATTCTGACCATTGCGGTTTAGTGTATTTATTTTCGGTATTATTAAAATGAGCAATTACCGCGTCGATACCTTGGTTATAGGATATTATATTTATAAAATCCTCCTCCGACTCTGGGACGCTAACGTTTTCTACTATAAATACTGGTGTCGGAATAAACTCTGGTGACGTCTGAGCAATTGGAGTAAATGGCGGCTGAATAGTCGGAGCAAACTCTGTAGGTAAATTCCATTCGGCCGACGGGGTATTTACGGCACTAACCGCTGGCTCTGCGTTTTTTGACGCTTTCCATGCTAGAAATTCTTGCATTTCCGCCTCGCTCTGTTTTAAAGCCGCTTCACGAGCCTCGATTTGCGCTAACCTTGCGTTTTCCTCTGCGAGTCGTTTTGCTTTTAACTCAGCCTCTTGGCGGCCTTGTTCAACCCACAAATTAAGTAGATTGTTATCTGCCGTTTCTAACTGGTCGAACATAATTCTATGAGGCCCGCATACGTAAAAACCGTCTAGAATTACCCAACCGCTATCCTGTAATAGTTTAACTCTAGCTAATCGTTTTTCCTCGGCCTCTTTTTGGATTTTTATTTCCTCTGCGTTTATTTTGTTTTGTATTTCAATACGAACAATTGACGCGTCGGCTATCCATGCATCGACTTTACTTTTTAAACTCGCTAAGAGGTCGCGGGCTGGTTTAGTATATTCTAACCTAACCTTATCAGCGCCTTTTTCGAAACGATTAATACGTACTACTAAATCTAGCGCTCGGTCTAATGACATTTTATCATTAATAACAATTGATTGAGCCTCCGTTTTTAACGCTATTAATTGCGACTCGAGCGGAGAAATTGTTTCTAACGACTTTTTTTCGGTGTCAACGGGAATTAGTTCCGTCGTAATTGTGATGAGGTTGTCATCGTCTTGTTTTGCTGTTGTTTTTGCCATTTGAATTTATTTATTAAGGGTTATTTGTGTGATTTAAAAATTCACGCGCCAATTTAATAGAATTGCGCTCGTTGTGGTTTAATGACTTGAACGTAGGTCGGTTTTGAAGGTCTCCAAATGCTTTGCAAATGTTTGTTAACATTGTTTTTAACGCAGCGTTTTCCTCCATTAATTGCGTGCCTAATTGAACGCACTCTGTGGCCTGTTCAATTAATAACGCTGGATTTTCTACGTTTCCGCAAGCGTTAACACAATCTACGGCTCTATCAAAATCTGATTTAGTCCATAATTCTGGTGTGTGTGGGCTCATAACTAGTTACAGATTGCTAGTTTCCACTCCAACAACGCCTCCAACTGTAGGTCGTTAATATTAAACGCCTCAACTGAGTAAGTGGCGTTCATTTCCATTTCCATGTTATGGATTAATATGTCTGACTCCATTTCAGCGAGGAGGGACGGGAGGTAAGTATTTATCATTTTGCTGTAATTTATTTAAGAATAGAAATTAATTTTTTAATATCTTCCGCGTCCATGTCCTCAAAAAAGAAACTAACCGAATCGCGTATTTTTGTTTTAAACTGGCGTTTTATTTTAGACAACCGACCGCCTTTTATTATCCTATCAAACCTATGAACTTGTCCAGTTTGTTGGCTAAATAGTGCGACTTGGTCGGTTCTTCGTCCGATTGATATGTCCGTTCCTTTGGCGCGGATTAATGTGTTGGGTAAAATTGTAAGTGTTTCCATTTTGCTGAGTTTTTTTACCGCCAAAACCCCGCTACTTATGATAGCGGGGCGGTTAGCTACGAGTGTTTCACCACCCGTAGGAACGGCGACAAATGTAAAAATAGTTTTTGGAATACCAAATTTATTTTTTTATTTCCGTGCTTTTTACCTCGATTTGCCCACAATTACTAAAAACCTTAACAGATTGCTCTCGACCGTTAAACAACCTCCAGCCGAATAACCGCGAATTTTTACGCCGTTTGCCGTTATAAATAATTGCATCGAGTGTTAAATTTAACCGCCCAGAGACAAATGCAAATTTAGAGGAGTCTCCACTAGGCTCGTAAACGTCAAAACTAAGGCAACTATCTGAAAATTGAATAATGCGGCCTAAAAACGTTGTGTCTCCAAATATAAACGAGTCCCTCCAAAATGTTTTAACGTTGCTCCGCTCGTATTTTAAGTCAATCTCAAGCATGGAAATAACGCGCCTTAATTTTATTTTTTCGTTTTTGTGCAAACTGTTTAACGAGTCGAGTTTTTTCTTGTAAACGTTGGCAAATTGTTGCTCGGTTAAAATTAACGTTTTAGAAAACCCGTTGGCCAGAGATTTTTCTCGTTCAATCAAAATTTCCGAATTATCTCGCTCGCGTTCGTATTCGTCACGTAAATGCGAAAGTTTCGAAATTAAAACACCAATGGCGAACATTAGGATAATAATTATAATCAGTATAATAATAAGTGTTTTGTTTTTCATTTTACAAATATAATTAAAATAATATTTGGCATTCCAAAATATGTTTTTAGATTTGCGAAAATTAATTTAGCAAACCTATGAGAAAATACCTCGCATTTATAATCGCTGTATTAGCGTTTTTTAACTATTTATTTATTGCCATTTTTCAACTAACAAAAGTTGGAGCCGTCAACCTCTGGAAATGGTTGCGTGTGTCTAGTAAGAATTTTCCAGAATTAGTTACTTTGCCTATTTGTATAGTTGCCCTGTTAACTTACCCATATTTACTCGAGTATAGTGGCGTAAATGCAATTTTTGAGTATTTTCATGCAGACCCAGACAAACCAGACCGAAGTATAAAGGCATTTCAAGTTATACTATTATCTCTTATTTACGTATTTTTGGCCAACGCAGCGAGTTACGCAGCAATAAAATATAATAGGAGAGATTTATGGGAATTATACACTCAAAAATTAGAATTAGAACAAAAAGATTTACACTCCGCTATAAAAGATTTACGCTTTTACTGGGCGTGTTATTTTATTGGTGTTTTAGTTGCGGTCTACTTAGCGCACAGTCTCATCCTCGTTTAAATCCAAAATATAATACGTTTAATACCTATCCAGAATTTATAACAGGACATGAACTCACGGAATTTTATATTAACCAGTGCCTCCTCTACCTTGGAACAACCGAAGAGCCAAAGGGCTCAAACTGGGGCGAGGATGTTAAAAATATGCTTGCGGCCGTTGGAGTTAATTTTGCGGCTCCTTGGTGCGCTGGTTATACGGGGATTACTAATCGTAATGCTTGTATTAATTACCCTTTTAGTGGTTTTGTGCCTAATTGGAGCCGTGGCGTTTGGCAGAAAAACGTCGTATTCGACAAAAGAAAGGCCCAGAGAACCGTTTTGCCGTCAGAAATTAGACGGGGAGACCAGTGTACTATTTACTTTTCTAATCTTAATCGCGATGCACACATTTTCGTCGTCCTTGGTGTTACGCAGAAAGGAAATCTCGTCACAATTGAAGGAAATACAAACGATGGGGGAAGTAGAGACGGGTACGGAGTATTTGTACGAGTAAGGGAATTGTGGCAAGTCAGTAAGGTTATAAGATTAATTAACTAATAAATAAATAAACACACATGAAAAACGCACACTTAGACGTTAAAAACGTATTATTAACGGCAATTTTAACGTTAATTGCAATTGTAGCATTTACACAACCATGTTTACAAAAATGCGTAAACGATGGGGGTGGGTTTAGCGCCCAAAACCTTGCAACTGGAGCATTATTTACAGTACCTCAACACACAATAGTCTGGAACCAAGGTACGTTCCAAAACGCGTTTACAGGACAAGGCACAAATACAATTACTTGGGCTAGTATTTCGTCGGTTGCGGGTAATTTTACGGGCTCTTACACGGTTACAAACGTGGTATCTGGTTGCGATACTACGATTACATTTTGCGTCGATGTTATACTACCAACTCCTCCAACGTTAGATTTAACCGATATTTGTTTTTCTAACGCTACGGGTGTTCCAATTGGCGTAGGTGTTCCCGCTGGCGGAGTTTACACCGATGGCCTTGGAAACGTTATAACGCAAATAACGCCATCTATGGTCGGGCAAACAATAACGTATACGACAGCGGGTGCTAATGGGTGCAGCGGGTCAGTTACTGACGTAGTAATCGGTTTGCCTTTGCCTAACGGTGGGATTTTAGGGTTTTAGAATAGTTTTTTTTGGTCAAATAAAAAAAATACTTGTTTATTAAAATAGTTGTGTTACATTTGCATTCTAATATAACACACTAAAAACTATAAACTATGTCAGCAGAACCAAAAAACATTATTGATATTCCTAGAATAGAGGACTATTCTAAGTATGAATCTAACCAAGAAAAAGCCTATAGCGAAAATTTCGAGGCATGCCCATGCTGTGGACGCGCTATTAAAAACCCAAAGTATTTTTTTAATTCAATTTACGGAGGTAGCGCATACCCAGCGGCAGACAAAACCATATACGACGACGCGTGGGTTATGGGCGTGGGTACTGAGTGCCGTAAAAAATTTCCAGAGGGATATATTTTCGAAAAAAAATAACATGCCACACCAAACAATCACATTTAGACCGAGCAAGGAGAATAAAACTCTCCTTGCTCGTCTTGCGATACTTGCAAAGCAAGACAATCGCAAGTTAAACAATTACATTGAAACGGTATTATTGGCGCACGTAAATAGCGCCGCAAGCAAACCCCTAAAAACAAATAATTATGCAGTTTGACTTATTTGGTAATCTCGTAGAAAAAGACGAGTTACTACGCGATAAATTTATCGAGCCACCGTTTAGCATACTAGACACAAAGAGCGGCAATTGGCAAAAAAGAAAACGCCTTTGGATTCGCAAAGGGTTAAAAAGCGAAGTTGGAAGAGAGGTAAAAGGTCAAAAAGGTACTGGTCAAAAAAACACAATCAGAATAAATAGTCAAAAATATGAAGATGGCTTTTATACTAAAGAAGATGTGTCAAAAGATTTATACATATCTGTTTTTGACCCAGCACTTTGCGAAGTATTATATCATTGGTTTTGCCCCCCAAATGGAACAATATTAGACCCATTTGCGGGCGGTTCGGTTCGTGGTATAGTTGCTAACTATTTAGGATATAAATACACGGGTATTGACATAAGACAAGAGCAAGTGGATAGTAATAGAGAACAAGCAATAAATATACTTGCTTTGAATAATCAGCCACAATGGTATGTTGGAGATTCTAATGAGATTTTAAAAGATTATGATAATAAACACCCATTTTTTAATTGTGCCGAGATGTTTGATATGATTTTTACTTGTCCACCGTATGCCGATTTAGAGGTTTATAGCGACTTAGAAGGAGATATTAGCAATAAGCCTTATGATGTATTTTTATCGCTTTATGAAAGCATAATTGAAAAGAGTTGCAAACTTTAAAAAAAAGGAGGATATGCTTGTTTTGTAGTCGGTGAAGTTCGAGATAAAAATGGTAATTACATTGGCTTCGTTCCAGATACTATAAGAGCATTTCAAAAATGTGGAATGCAATATTATAATGAAGCTATTTTATTGAATGCCGTAGCAAGCGCAAGCATGAGAGCAAATGGCAATATGAAAAGTCAAAAACTAGTAAAAATTCATCAAAATATTTTAGTTTTTAAAAAGCCATGAAAACCCTCCTCTTTGTTTTATTCCCTTGTTTGTTAACTGCCCAAAACCAAAACTGGACGTTTGGTAGAAATTTGAAATTTACGGCCCCAGGAACGTCTAACACTAGCGCTATTAATCATAACGAGGGTACGTCGTGTTTTAGTGACGCTAGCGGCCAAATTATGGCATATAGCGACGGTATTAATGTCTATGACAGAAACGACGTTATTATGCCAAATGGAGCGGGTTTAACGGGCACGAATTCGACGGCTCAGTCGGCGCTTATTGTCGCACAACCGAACACCCCAAATATTTTATATGTTTTTACCTTGAATAACTCTGGTTTAGGCCCATTATATTACTCGGTTGTTGATATGACACTAAACGCTGGGCTCGGCGCTGTTACGGCCGCTAAAAACGTCGTCCTTAACGCAGCGTTTAATATGCGAGAATGCTTGTCGGCGGTTACTACATGCTCAGAGGACACGGTTTGGGTCGTTACAAAACGATGGCAATCGGCTAATTTTTACTCTTACCCATTAACGGCGACGGGTGTCGGTTCGGCGGTAATTTCGAGCGCGGGTTACGCTGGAGGAGTAACGGCGCAAGACCCTATAGGTACTCTTACGTTTCACCCAGATGGCAATCGATTGTCTGTTACTTATTACGGAAATGGACGCGTAGAAACGTATAGATTTAACAAACAAACAGGAGCCGTTCAGTTGTTAAACACTTATTTTTTTGGCGGAGTGTATGATAGTAAATGGGCTGAAAATTTATTATACATATTTCCAAATTCTGGTCAAATAAGCCAGTTAAACGTTTGCACTGGCGCGTCGGTTGTTATTGGTAATACTCCAGAGGTCGTTGCTGCAATTGGAACTGGTTGGTATGCAAACGACGGCCGAATTTATATTTCTAGGGGAATCAATTCATTTTTAGCGCGTATAAATAACCCGCTAGTCGCTGGCGTTGGTTGTGGTTTTGTGGCGAACGCTGTCGTTTTACCTCGTAATCCAATGTTTGGTCTCCAAAACATCTCTATGCCATACACTAGACCCGCGATGTTACCATTTACTTATACATCAAGTTGCGGTTTGGCTGCGTTAGCTTCTACCCCCCGTACATGTTTCGAGCCATGCATTTATCGGTGGAGCGGAACGTTTGGCTCGGTTGTGGGTCTAAATGCGACGGTAAATCTACCAAATGGAACGCACTCGGTGACCTTGGAACGGGTGTGCGACTGCGAGACAACCTCCAGAGTGCAAACCGTTGTAATTAGCGGAGGGTTATTGGCTAGTGTAATAGGTTTCTAAAAATATTTTTAATTATTTTTGATTTATGTTTGCATATATCATAAACGGATGTATATTTGCAGACCAAAAAATTATAAACTATGGCACAAGCAATCGGATTCGCAAACAAATTTTATACTCTATGGAGTATTGACACAGAGTCTGTTTACACTACTGACTCTCACGGTAACCACTGGTTAACTGGGTACAACACCAAATTTCATTACCACAAGAACATTTCTATCGATTTAGAAAAGGCAAAATCATTACATCCAGATTTAGATGTTATGGAAGATTTAAGAGGCAAAACCAGTTCTTGGACATCTGATAATAAAGAGGATTTATGCCCTCAAATTATGAAATTTGGTAAGTACTGGGGACATAACCTAGACGAGTTAGTCATTTCCGATTTTCAATATGTAATTTGGATTTGCGAGAATCGTGGCGGCACTAAAAATGGCTTATATGCGAGCGAGTTACCAGCAGTTGTAGCACATTACAAAGCGATTGACGATGCTACTCACAAAAAATTAAACGCTATAAGAAATATATTTAACTCAATAGTTAGTGCGGGTAGTTATGAGTTTGTTGCTGAACGCAATTTGAGAATAAACGACAGTTTTGCAACTATGCAAGTTAATGTATCTGAGGAGTTCAATACCTACGTTACTTTTGTATTTCCGAATGGTTCTTTTACTGAAAACTATTACAATGGGTTTACTTACGGTTTGCCGCTAGTTAAAGGCAAGGCAAAGAGGATTAAAGGCAAAACTATTGAGTTGTCGTTTATAAAGGAGGAATCAGACGAGGAGTGGGAGGTTCGTTTAATTGTAACTAGTATAACAATCAAATAACACAGAGCGGCTAACTACCGCTCTTTTTTTTTGATATAAGTTTGCATATATCAAAACTCTTTGTATCTTTGGCCAATGTTAGCAACGTAGCTGACACAGCAAAACTAGAAATTATGACTACAGTACGCACAACCTTCAACCAGCACAACCTTAAAAAAGGCGACAAAGTGTTTTTATTTGGCTCTTGGAATGGATTCGAAACCCGAACAATTCAGTTTTATGTACAAGAGTACACAATCCACTCTATAGGTAAAAAACAGTGTTATTTAATCATTGGAGACGATGTATTATCGAGACAATCATTTTACTGTGAGCATCCTTACGGTATCGCTACAACACAAGAAAAAGCGACAGAGTTATGCGCCCTATTAATGGATGAGATTATTTCTACCGAGATAGAAGTTGGTGAGCGCATAAACACCAGTTACTCTCAACTTATAGTATCAAATTGCAAAAATGGTAATCGTGAAATAATTTTTAATCCTCGCAATAAATAATAAACATAACACGGGCGGCTAAATACCGCCCATTTTTAACCCTAAAAAAATAGAAACTATGAATTCAGCAACTAGAACACAAAAAAATTACTCAGACGAAACGTTAACGCGTATCGAGGATTTATTTACAAAAGGTAACGAGCGTAAGTCTTGGAATATGGGATACTATATCATAGACACTACTGGCGACTACCAAGTATATTTTACGCTATATAGATTTAAAAAGTCAGAGAGCGTTTACGTTAATCCGTATAAGTACATTAAAAACATTACATCAGATTTCTCCAAGTTGGAGGATATGGTTAATAAATTTAATTCTCAGCCTATCCCTGTTATATTAGTAGGACATGATAATTTTTCTCCGAAAGTTTCTGAGTTTAGAAATAGAAAAAATACCTTAAATCCATTTGTTAAATTTGGAAAATATATGGGCAAAACTATTGAGGAAATTTGGGCTATGGATAAAAATTATGTGTTATGGTTTGCTAAAAATTTTGACCCAAAAGACAACGCTAATAACATCGAATTGTCAAACCAAGCAAACGAGTTTAAAAATTTGTTTTTTACTGAGTTAGCCGATAAAAACCGCGCTGTTGACACATCTAATTACGTGGGTAAGATTAAAGAAAGAGTAACTCTAGACGCTAAAGTTACTAGCATAAAAACTAGTGAGGATTATTCGGTAATTAATTTAGTTACTAAAGACGGAGACAACATTTATGTTTACGATAAGGAATACGGTTTAACCGTAGGAGACTCAGTTAATATTATCGGAACCGCTACAAAGCACGTTGAGAAACTTGGCAAGAAATACACGTATTTAAACAGAATTTACATTAACAAATTATAAGATGAGCAAAAAAGAAACACGGGGCGGAAAACGCCCCAACGCTGGGCGTAAAAAAGTGGATTATAAAACAGAGACTATTGCGTTTAGAGTCCGAGAGCAGTGGGTAGATGAGATTAAATTGTTAGTTAAGGAAAAAGTTAAAAGTTTAGCGGCTGAGTTATGAAAAATAAAAAAGCGTATTTAATAAATATAGAACTCTCTATTTTATACGAATTGTCGGCCGTCAAACGAAAGGAACTAGAAAAAAAACACCCAAACTGGTTCGACTACGATTTGGAAAAAAACGCCCCAGAGATATGGGAAGTTAATTTGTTTTTTGAAATCAACGGAACAGTTATAGGTTCGGCGTTTAGTAAAAATTTATTTGCTGGGTTTGTATCATAAAAACAGTTTTAAAATAGTCTATTTTTACAGCCATGAAACTACTGGCTGTTTTGTTACTACCTCTTAAACTATTCGGACAGTTTACCTATTGCGGAACAGACACGGTAATAAATCTCACAACTCAATCTGGGTTAATTTACGAGTGGAATGTGGATGGGTTTTTAAGTACAAACCAAGACGCGCAACTTACAATAAATAGAACAGGAGCGTTTTTTGTCGAATTGACCGTACAAGACGCCAACGGTTGCGTTAACTCCGATAAAAAGGTGTTAGAGGTTGCCGAATGCAAAGAATGGACGTATTACGCTCCTAATGCGTTTTCGCCAAATGGCATTAATAAAACGTGGACTCCCGTCGGTGAAAATATTACTATTGATTTAATACGAATATTTACTCGAGAGGGCCAAGTTATATTCGAGGGCATTGGTGTTTGGGATGGCAAATATTTAAACCGAGAGTGTATGGGCGGCGTATATGTTTATACATGCGATTATACAACCGTATTCGGAACAAAATTACGAGACTTAGGGCGCGTTACATTAGTGCGTTAAATACCCTTTTTTCGCTTAGTATTTTTTTGTTTTCGCACCCATTCAACTAATTTTAAACATGCAAAAAACATTGCAATGGTTGCGGCAAAAAACTGAAATATTACCGTTGCCTCATGCAGAAATGAAAGCAAAAAACTAATAAACATTATTACCCAACCAGTTACCCCAGTGCCTTCGTTATTTTGTTCCATTGTAAAATATTATCTAAAACTAGTTTCGTATGAATATGTAATCATTGTGGGAACATTTGTTAACCCAGTTCCAGCGCCAACCATGTAAGCCTTATTATTGTGTATTACAATTGGATATAATGTAGAGGTATCTGGTTCTGTACCTAAGAAAAAACTACCTGTACCAACTATACCTCTTCCATTTATTGCTGTATTAGGTATAGCTAAAGGTTGAAACCAACCATTTTGACCAGCAACAACTAAACTAAAATCGACAAATACTTTTAAATATACTGTAACAATATTTCCATTAATTTTAAAAAATAATTCATCAAATCTTGCGCCTGTAATATAAGTTCCGTCCACAGTTAAAGCAGTAACAATACCACCCATAATACTATTGTTACCTTGTAATTGTACCCAAACCGCCGCTGTTGTACTAGCGTCAATGCATCTATATTCAATAGATGTATTATAATCTTGAACAATAAAACCAACTTGATAACCTAATGACTCATCTTGTGACGCTCCTGGTATTCCATTAAACGTTGAATATGGCGGTATTTGCACCATTGTAAATGCCGTAATTCCTAAATCTGTCTCTGCTTGAATTATTGAGGCGTTTCTTTCAACTGCTACTAGTTTTGTTAGAGCCGTGCAATCTTGAAGAAAACCAACACCTGTTGTAAGTTCTCCATAAAAAAAAACGGATGTTAAAGATGTACAATCTCTTAAAAATGTACCTGTTACATTAACATTTCCTAAAAATGAAACAGATGTTAATAAACTTAAACTTGAAAATAAAGAAGAATTTCCTGTAATATTTCCTAAAAAAGAAAGAGTCGTTATATATATGCAACTTAATAAAAATTCGTCTCCAGTTGTTACATCAAAATCACATTTAAAACTTGTAACCTCTGTATTATTTGCTAGAAATGCATCCCCAAAATTATCCAACCCATAAACCTCTATTCTAATTACTCCATTACTTAAATCAAAATTTATAACATTTAAGTTAGGATTAGTTATAGGGTCAAATGCGGCTATAAATGCCGCTTTATCCGCTAATATTCCAGTAGGTGTTAATGTGTTTACTCCTATAAAAAGATTGTAGTTAGGTATAGTAACAATTGCCCAAATAGCGTCTCCACTATTAGCTTGAGTGCATATATAAGTTACTCCTGTAACAAGATTAAATAATCTTGAGCCAACTTTCCAACCAATATCCTCGTCGTAATTACTATCTGGAATAACATCGTTCATTGACATGCAATATACGTTATCTCCTATAGTTGGATAAAAATACAAGAATCCGTCTTCCCACTGCAATTCTTTATCATTCGCGCATACTTGTGATATTCCTCCCCCGTATCCATACGCTCTTGTTCCTTCACGAATTTTTGAACTATTAGCTAAAACAACCGCATCCCCGTTTGAAATATTTATATCGTTACCGTCTGTTGTATTACCTAATACTAACGTTTCCGCTAACGTGCCAGCACCACTTGCTGGTAAATCGTCTATCGTTGCAAATGGGTTAGTTTCCGACGGCGCGTTTGCATTTTGCACCGCTGCCAATTCATTAGAATTTAATTGTCCTCCAGATGACGGTATCTCGTCAACTCGCATTTTTTTAGTTACTCCATTTTGAGAAACTGGAAATACCTCAGCACCAGATAATGGTAAATTTACTGGGTCTAAATTTGGAATACTTGAGTCTTGTTCTGCCATGTTTATATAATTATTTTAAACCCGTTATCTTGTAAAATGTAAAATCCATTGTCTTGTAATAAGTAACTAAAAGTAACCCCAACTGGTGGTTGTACATAATTATTACCTGTATTTAATCCTCCTAAAATTGCGCCTGTTGCTGCGTCCCAAATAAACTGAAATTGTAAATTTTGTAAATTAGACGGCTCATCAATTGAAACATCAATATTTAATTTATCGTCTGAAATAACCCGAACAGTAACGTTAACTACCGCAAAATCTTCCATAAAACTCAAATCTGCACGTACTAAGTTTTCAATTAAAATTCGTCCCTCTGACGTAATTGGTGTTCTAATTAACCCGCGTTCCGTTAACGAATTAAATTGCGATGCGGCGTCTATTAAAAAAGAGTTCCCCCAAAAATCAAAACGTTGCTCGTCGAATTCACCTACTTGAGAGGTTGATTGCTCAACGTTGCCGCCAAACATTCCTAAGTATGGCATATTTTCAAAACTATACACCGATTCCAAGTCGTTGCCTAACACGTTAATGTCGCCACCGTTACCTGTTTCGTATATTTTTATATCTCTAGTCATTAGCCCTTACCCATTTAAAACCTCTTGGCGTTAATTCAAAATTAACCATTGTGTCGCTACCTTGCTCGACATTTGGTATAATTACCTCAACTGTTTCTATTGCAGTAACTTGAAATGTTAATCTACCAGCCTGGTCAAACGTTGTTGAGTCGTCTCCATTTGGTGGTCGTTTAGGGTCATAAACTTGAACCGAAACGACCTTACGATTTTTTACAATACCTAGACCAGTGTCTACAGTTTTATAAACTGTTGCCATCAAAATAGCGCGAATCTTACCTATTACTTTTTGAACTATTAACGCCGCTCGTGTGTCGCCAATATTCTCAGCATTTGTATAAGACCTAGCGTATACATCCACAGCGTAACTATAAACCCCGTCAGCGTCTTTTGGGTCTTCATTTTGATAGTTGCCATCAATAAATGAAACGTTAATAACCGCTGGCGTCATTTCCGTTAAATCAAACGGAGTTGTTCGCTCTAGCCAAACATTACAGTCTAAATCTGGGTCGTAACTCATCGCAAACTGTTCCTCTAACTCAATAGCAATAATCTCAACTATCTTATTACGGATAACCTCATAATTTTGCGGCGCTATAACTCCTAGTATTTTACTCATTGTTTATAATCTCCTAGCAAACATACTAAAACTCCAACAGTTTCGTCGGGGTGTGCTTGTGTAATTATGTAATTTTTTTCTATTCCTGTAGAGTCTGCGACTTTAATTATACAACCTTTAATATTTACCTCACCAGCCGCGTTTCGTGTCGGGAAATAGGCCGCAATAAGTTCCGCCTCTGAAATATTAATATGAGCGTTACGAGTATTTATAATCATGCCCGTTTCATAGTCAACCTTAAACCAATGTTTAGTATTTAAACCAACAACTAGAGCCGTTTCTCCCGTTTCTGGACGTATAATTGTAATATCAACACTAAAGTCCTTTTTTGAACCTAGTATTAATTTCCAGTCAGAACGAGCAAAATCAAGAATTCCCATTTATTTTTAGTTTAAATATAAAAAAAAGACGGGGCCATTACAGCACCCGCCTCCCCCTATCCCAGTTGGCACTGTGTTAGATTGTATCCATGTTCGAGGGGTAAGCCAAGTCGAACAATTCTTGTTTGGTTGAATCTTTAGGAAATTTTATTTCTTTTTCCGTAAGAGTTATAATTAAATCTCCTTTAGTAACAGAATCGTAATCTGGAACCATAGTCTCGGTTTTATCTGTCTCAGTTAATACCGTTTCGTCAGACTCTTTTAAAAATCCTTGCTCTACTAATTTATCAGCGTTACCACTTGGAAAATTAGACTCATTAACTATGTCTCCGTAATTAAAAATTTTGTTTCCTAATCCGCCAACCGTGAGTGAAATTACTATATATGTTTTCATTATTTAGGGTATAAAAAAAGGGGCTAGGCTATAAACCCGCCCCTTTATGGTTAAAAATCAAAAATCAATATTATACTACCGATGCTGTGTAGATTTGGTCTACCGCTGTAGGTATTGCAATACCAGCCGATTTAACGTCCATAATGTGAGCCGTTTTACGTGGGTCTGTGTATTGGTTCATTACATACATTCCTGTAGCCGCTGCAATTCCGCCATCGTTCATTAATCTAGGAACCGCTCCAAATGCTAATTTAAACTTAGTTTGTTGTGGTAACCAAATCACATTCCCAGGCGTAATATATGGAGTTGAAACTCCGCTCTCGTTATCGTAAAATTCTGGGTAAGTCCAAAGGTCAAAATTATAAGACCCAGCCGCATATCTACCCATATAAGTCGCTCCAATTGAATCTCTTTGCGGAGAAACAATATTGTCTAAATGGAAATTACGCACCCACGCTCTAGTCTGAACTAGTGTATTATTGATAAACGCAGCAAATGCAGTGTCTGACATAATACAGTTAATAGTCGCTCCTTGCACCTTACCTACTTGGCGTAAGAAATTTCCCGCTGCGATAAATGTTACCGCTGGGTCGTTTGCGTTATTTGTCCAAACTGGGGCAGAAACCAAAGAACCCGCTCTACGTTTGAAATCAATATTTGAACCAGCGTTCAATTGAACGATACCAGTTTGTAAAACTTGAGCGCACTGTAATTCGTATGCACGTTCGATTTTATCGCGAACCATTTGCACTTGGTCAGCAACTTGCTCTGTAAAATCGCGAAACATACCAGCGTCGATTTCTGTTGTATTCCACAAACGATTATATAAATCGAGTTGCGTCATATCAAAAAATTCATTATAGTATGGCGGTTCGAAAATTTTCTCAGTAGATTTACTGATAGAGTTTCTGTTTCCGTCTGCTCCACGTATTACGTCAACGGCAATTTTCTCAGTGCCGCGTTGTACCTCAATTGAAACTAATAGAGAGTTAGTTACTTTAGAGGGGAAAAATGAGCGGAGAAATGAGGTCGTTTGTGGACGCTCTTTATAAACGTCTACCAAAAATTTGGTAAATAGACCTTGCGCTTCGCGGGTTGTTATTGTAGCCATTTTTTAAATTGTTAAAATGTTTTTTTAAAATTAATTATAGTGCGTTATCTGGGTTGTCAAACGTTGTAAGTTCTTGAGAACCTTGTACTAGTTTTACACCAACTGTATCTGAACCAATACGGTCAAATAATCTACGTCCGCTAATTACACTGTTCATTGTAGTGCCAGATTTTAACACTACTTTGTCTTCTACCACATCTCCCTCAACGCATAGCGTTAATTGTTGCGTGGCTCCAGCCTCAACTGTTTGTCCTTGGAATAAAATTCCAATTGGAAACTGTGAGCCGTCAGATGCCGCAGCGTCTAAAACAGCTAGTAACCCAGTTGCTGAAATTCTACCCATTAACGTTCCCGTCGCTAGGTCAATATCGGCATAAGTTCCGTTATTGAAATTAAATGTCGCCGTGCGGTTGTTCCAAACGAAAATTTTGGAGGTGTCTTGATTTATAAATAATTGATTTGACATAGTCGTCGTTTTTAAATTGTTTTAAATTAGTTTAACCTACGTTAATTTCGTTGTATTTATCAGTTTTATTAGATAAACCCTCTGCCGCCTCAGCTAAAAATGCAACTTTTTTATCTTCTACCTCTGTTATTGGAGACTCTGGAGCCGCTGCAACTGGTGTTACAACCGATGGCAAAGTACCTAGAGTTTTAGCTTGTATAGCTTTTAATGAAAATTGCGACATTTGTGTGGCGCTCATTGCTTTACCAGATTCAATTCCCTCTTTAACCGCTACTGGGTCAATTTCGGAAAAAGCCATAAACGAACCAACTCGGTCACGTTCTGCCTCAACGGCTTCTAGTTGAACTTGCGCGAATAATTCTGGATGCGCGGCTTTAAATTCTGCTACTGTTTTCATTTTTATGGGTTCTAAAGTTTTTATTTCTGATTCAAGTACCGCTGTAATTTCAGTCGGCAATTCTGATGTAAATTTATATTTATCCGCTAACGCCTTAACTTTTTTAGCTTCGGTTACGGATAGCTTATTTATTTTTGAAACTAATCCTAGTTCTTTTGCTTGTTTAGCTGTTAGCATACAATCTATACGCGTTTCTGGGTTAAACATATCGCTGTAAGATTTTCCCGTAACTTGTTTAAATAATGCATTTGGAATTTTCTCCTCCATTTTCTTACGAAAATTTGCATTGATAGAATTTAAATAAGCCTTATCCTCATCAGTTGACACGTATCCGTCCGCACGGTGAAAAATAAATGAGGACGCATCTAAACACTCTACATTATCGGCAAACAATAACATGAACGCAGCCATAGAGGCAGCAATACCGTCAACTTTTACTGATATGTTTCCAGAATACTCTTGCATTTTTGCAATCATACCCCAACCAGAAAATACGTCACCGCCTTGGCAGTTAATACGACACGTAATATCTTCCCCATCAAACTCGTTTAATTTTTGAATAAACTCCTCTGCTGAAAATGAATTAATACCTCCGTATAATAGTATTTCTTGCATGTGGCAAAATTCACACGTATTTATTTAATGTTAAAATTAATTACATTTAAAATGGAATTTATTTTAAATTTGCCGTATGAGCGAGAATAAAAAAGTAATTGAAATTAGGATAACAGGAGTACCTAAAGACATAAAACAGAAACTTATTAATATACGCAAAAACATGGGCGTGTCGGAATCGGACATGTTAAAGCCAGTAATTGCGAAATGGATTTCTGAACAACCAGAAAATTTAAAAAGGGAGTATAAGGAGTAAGGAAATTAATCCTCCTCCTCCTCGTCCTCTTCTATTTCAGTTTTACCATTTTCTTTAACTGGCATTGAAACCATTGGAGGAACCTCAGTCACTAAACCAGACTCCTCGGCTTCGTGTAACTCATTTGCAAACTGTTTAACGTTAGAAACAGCGTCGCCGCTATTTAACGCCTCTGTAGCATCCTCAACAGTTGTTAGCGGTATGTTTTTACCACGCTCACCTAGTTTTAAACGCTCTGCTTGAACCTCCTTTACTGGGTCAATATGAGGCACATTATCTCCAATAAAACGCGATTGAGTGTAAGAGGTAACTATTAAATCGTTGTTATTTAAAATGGCCTCTGTAAATCCGTCTGCCTTAATTTTACCCTCAAACACATTTACCATTAACCAAAATTCGTAAATGGGTTTGTAAAACTGTTCTGCAAATCTATCGCGTTCAACTTTTAATGTGTGTTCCCAGTCTTTTAACGCCGCGCGTGAGGATGAGTAACTGTTTTCATATTTTTGAAACGCAACATCTGGAGGAATTCCGAGCGCCGCGCAAATAATATCTATATTTTTGTTATAAAATTCCGCAAAATGTAAATCTGATTTTGTATCAACCGCGTTTATTTTTGCGCCAATTGGCATGTTATAAACTTGCTTATTAGTCGATGCGTAAACCTTGTTAGCTAGTTCCTCACCTTGTACCGTTTGCGGCAATCTTCCGTCTGCATTTCCTCCAATTACTGTTCCGCCCCTAGTCGCCTCGGCTAAACCTTTTAACAACGGGTTTTCACCGTCAGAATGCACTCCATGTTCAATGAAATATGGTATTTTTGCCCGCTCTTCCGCACTACCTACTGTCGCCTCTTTGTAACGTTCTAGTTTTGCAAGTGTTTCAAGGACAACAGATATTAAAGGAATACCCCTACAGTCTTGAGGGCGGTACATTGACCCCTTAACTAGGAATGCAACTTGATGTCCAGTTTTTGAACGAGCCTCAATACGCTCATATTTTAAATCTCTATTTCTTATCCAATAGGCCACATCCTCGCCGTCTGGTGAAATTTCAACTCCATATCTTAACTCGTTGCCGTTTTCTAAAATATTAGGAAAATTCCCAGCCGATGTAATAACGGCACTAACAGAACCACCGTCTATCATTTGAACCCTAATGCCGCGTTTTTTATCGTAAAATAATCTAACCAACACATCTCCGCCAATTAATGAGGATTTTAAAACCTCAGCGGCCATTGTGTTAATTGTAATCATACGAGAAACACTAGAGTTTTTAGAATTTAAAAACAAACGAAAAAGAGGTTCAACTTTATTCGAAAAATCTTCCGTCTCGATATCTATTCCAAAATCGTTTAAAATTTTTTCCTCTGGCTTACTTTGTAACCTTAAACCAGAGCCAATAACCCAGCCAACAAAACGCCCTATTACCGTGCGAGTTATTTCAGACTCAGCGTAAGATTGCCAACTCCTCGCACGTAAACGAGGAAAATCCATCCAATATGTTTTTATTGGCCCTATTTCCCCGAGGTTTTTTTCGCCGTCGTATGGCAGCGAAAAAGTATCTCCGTAATTTATATAACTAGCGTTACGTTCGGCCTTAATATTTTTAATTTCTTGGTCGAACTTTTCTGGAGGAACACCGCCAAACAATTCAATTACACGACCGCGAAAAGATAATTTTGTTTTATTTTCCATTTTAATAATTGTTACCAGTGAAGTTTTTGCCGTCCACTAATCTAAATCTCCGTCCTGTTTGTTGGTTAACGTAATACATACGCATTTTATTAAGACTTACTATTGAGGCATTAATTCCCTCAACACCTCGATAAATGGCTCTAATTTTTGTTTGACCGTCGTCTAGAGAGTATTCAGAAATATATTGTTTTTCTATTACCTCTGGCTCTAGCATTAACAAAAATAGCGCCTCGATAACTTTATCGATTGCAATAATTTTATCAGCTATACTGTTGGCTGATAAAAGGTATTGTTTGGTCGAGTTAAAATATACTCCGTCTGTTGCGCTCATATTACAATAGAATTATATATTTGCAAAACTAATTAAAATTTTGTAAATCCGCCCCTATGGAAAACAAAGTATTTGGAATCGCGTTGGAACCTTCGCGCATTACTGAACAATCTAGAATTTTGGCAAAACAAGTTAGAATCGCAGTGCTGATTCCAGACCGAGGCGACCGTCCTAATTTTACAAACAATTGTCTAAAATTAATTAATGAACAAACTTTATACCCTGTTAAAGTTTTTCATGTAAATGAGCCTCCGCAATCACAGCGAGCGGATATTACATATCGTTATAGAATAGGTTATAATTTATTGTCAAACTTAGCCAATGTTGACCTAATTGCATTTATTGAGAATGACGATTATTACGCGCCAAACTATCTAGAAACCATGGCGGCTCATTGGATTGAGCAAGGTAGACCCGAGATGCTAGGCACTTGCTATTCTTGGTATTACCATATTGGTTTATTAAAATACACTAAACTAGAACACTATTCGCGCTCTGCTGCAATGAATACTTTTATCGTACCTAATTTAAAAATTAAATGGTGCGCTGATTCTGAGCCATACACAGACATGCATTTGTGGGCTAATTGCCCAGAAATAAAAAAGGTAATTGTAAACCCAGAAAAAATAATTTCAATTGGAATTAAACATGGAGTTGGAAAATGTGGAGGAGGGTCGCACGTTGATAGGTTAAACAAATACCAATACAACGACTCATTAATGGAATGGCTATTTTCAAATGTTGAGTATTCGTTTCATGATTTTTATGTAAATTTATATGGCATATTACAAAGTAAATATTGAATCGCTTTCTGGGCGGTTTGGAAAAACATTTAAAAGCGGAGATACTGTTACCGATTTTGATTTTCAGCCTAATACTGTTCAAGTATTATTATTTAAAGGTTTTATAACTACTATGGAAACGCCTCGCGCGTACGGAGCGCCGCCACCAATTGATAAAAAAAACGGCCTTAAAATATATCAAATTTATTACGAGGAAAATCAGTTTAATAAATTAAATTATACGCCATATTTAAACGACAACTGTACTAAATATTTTGAGTCGCAAGTAATGGTAGATTTAATTAATGCTGGAGCCCACAATGATTATAGTTATTTTGGTGTTGTATCGCATAAATTACGCGAAAAATTATCGTTTGCTAAAACCTATTCAATTGTAAATATCGCTAATCGTTCGGTTAATGAATTTACGCCAGAAATGTTTGAGTTTGAATTATGGAACCAATTACCAGACGCATTTAGTTTTCAGCGCCATTTACCTCACGACCCTATTTTATTTGCAGATAAATTTCACAGTAATTTTTCTGATTATTTTAAAAAAATAATGAACGAAATTGGATATAGTTGGACGCCGACATTATTTGATAATGTTTTTTATTGTAATTATTTTGTGGCGCGTTCAGAAATTTATGAACATTTTGTAAAAACAATGTTAGAGCCAGCGATTGAAATAATGGAACAAATGCCAGAATTACTAAAAAACTCTGGCTATCCAAAAAAACTGCCGTTAAATTTACTAAGAAAATGGGGTTTTGATTATTATCCGTACCACGCATTTTTATGCGAGCGAATGTTTTCGTATTATGCACACCTAAATAAATTAAGATGTTTGCACTATTAACTAGCTGCTCCCGCTACGATTTATTAAAACAAACTGTTGACTCGTTGTTTGAAAATCAAACACACAATTTATCGCTGTTAATTAATGAGGATTCAACAGGAACGGTTAGCGAGGAGCGTGCTGTAATTAAATACAGCAAAGGTCTTGGGCAACATTTGGCAATTGAATCTGTAATTAAACATTTTGACGATAAATATTACCTCCATTTAGAGGACGACTGGTTTTTTAAAAATACTTACAATTGGATTGCTAAGTCTGTTGAAATATTAAAAAACAACCCGCATATTATAAAAGTAATTTGTCGATTTGATTATGAACACCCATGCGAATTTAACGCCGATGGGTGGGGTATATTGGAGCCGTGGAATGACCCGTGGAAGGGACACGAATGGTTTGGTTTTGGGTGGAACCCAGGGGTTACGAGATTAGATATTTTAAAACAATTTGCGCCTTTTCCAGCAACTGAGCAAAAGTTATCAAAACAAATTTACGACGCTGGCTACAGGACGGCTCTTTTAGAACATGGCGTTTGTATTCATATCGGAGGCGACCGCTCAACACATGAAATATGAAAATACATCTATATTTTATAAATTTTAACGATAGTTATTATTTGCCTTTTATCGCTAAACATTACGCGTTTTGTGAGCGAATAATTATGTTTGATAATTACTCAACAGACCACTCGGTTAATTTAGCTAAAAAATTAGGTTTTGAAATTCGGTATTTTGGTAAACAAGGAGAATTAAACGACCAACATTATTTAGATGTAAAAAACAACTGTTGGAAAGAATCGCGAGGGCACGCAGACTACGTTATTGTATGCGACGCTGACGAGTTTATATGGGGAGATTACACTAGGTTAACTTGTTCGTTACCTAAGTCAGAGGGTTTTAATATGATTTCGGAAAAATTACCATTTGAACATATTACAGAAATTAAAACAGGAGCGCCAGATAAGTCATATTCAAAACAGATTATGTTTTGTCCTAATCGAATTAGTGAAATAAATTACGTTCATGGTTGCCATGTAAATAATGCCGTTGGGTTAATTACATCTAACGAAACTATGCAAATGCTACACTATCGAATGGTTGGAGGAGTTTATCGTATTATAAACAGACATCGAATTTACTTGCAGAGGATGTCTCAATTTAATCATAAACATAATATGGGCCACCACTATAAACACTCGGACGCGGCAAAACGTGAGGAGTGGAACTCGTTAATTTCAGCGGCTAAAATTGTTATATGAAAATAGAAATTAATCAACATGCTGGGCTCGGCGACATTCTTTTTTTAGAGCCAATTTTGAGAAAACTAGCAAAAAATAACGAGGTAATTATGCCCGTTGTTGAGCCGTGGTTATGGCAAAAACATATCCCTTATGTAAATTTTACTAATTTTACTTTTCAGTTTGATGGGCGCGAGCAGAAATTTACCTCAGATTATTACCCATTTAGATACGCTAACCCCATTTACAGAGGCTACGATTTAAACGACTGGCACGATTTTGAAAACTGTATGTTAGATAAATACCGCGTTCTTGAATTACCATTGGACATGTGGTTAGGTTTATCTGTAGTTCGCGACTATGAAAACGAGGCTAGATTAATTAAACTATTAAACTTACCAGAGAAATTTATTCTAGTAAACGAATACTCGCGCGTTGGCGTAACACACATAAAATTAGAGGGCAACACACCTATTATTTACATGCGTCCTGTCGAAGGTTTTTCGGTTATAGACTGGTGTGGAGTTATGGAATTGGCGGTAGAAAACCACCACGTATCGACATCAACTTTTTACCTTTTGCACATGTTAGGTCTGGATGCGAAAATTTACCCAAGGCCAGACGGTGACGGATTAAAAGGTATATCTCAATTATTGCCTATGACTCGGTTAGTGGGGCAAAAATAATTTTAAAATATTTTTGAAAAAAGTTTGCAAATATCAAAACAAGTTTTATATTTGCACTCAGATAAGCAATTAAGCATATCTGTTAACTTTTTTTTTATGGTTTCTTTTCCTGTTTTAATTACCCGCTCAGTTTTAGTTTTAGATTCAAAAAAATCTAAGCAATTAGTGTCAGTTACTTTTATTGCCAAATTTTCTGACGGCTCAGAAAAGTTTTTAAATGATAAAGGTTGGGAGCCTATAGGTTTGCTAAAGACTAGTTTCTTGGGTGAGCATGTATTGCCAAAAAATGAGTGTTGTTTATATTACAAAGATTGGAGTAAAAACCCAACTTATGGAACGTTTAGGGATAAATAACCCTAACAAATAGTCAAAAGTAGTCGCTCGAAAAACGCGAGCGTCAAACCAGACAATTTTTAACTACGGGTTAACGATTGTCTGGTTTTCGAATTCTTTAGGTTTTGGTTCTGGTACGTTTGAACAAGTTTGAATTAACATCCAAAAACTGAAACCGAATGCAATAGCGAATTTACCCATGATTATTTAATTTGTTTTTACATTATCAATCTTCGCGCCACTAATATCGGCCGTTGACGGGATTGCTGGAATTGAGTTTGGAATCGGCGTTGGAGGAGATGGCGGGCCAACTGCCGCGGTCGGGTGCAAATGTGTGTTAAATGCTGTTACTAGTTTATTGTGGTCTGATTTGAGCGTATCAAATGCCTCTTTTAATTTAGTAAATCTAACCATGTTATCCTCGGTTCCATTTATTTCAGCGTCGCCATTTGCTCGTAAATAAATAACCGATTGAACAACCCCATCGGCATCGGTTGAATAAATTCTATTTCCACCAACCTCTGCAATAGCGTCTATGTTAAGATAACCGATTATAACGGTTTTACCCATTTCCGAGGTTGGGGCATAAACTGCGACCATGTCTTTTACAGGATTTGCATCCGTGCCAAATGGTTGAGCCGATATACTTGTTTGGACGTCAGCATTACCGTAACGCAAAAACTTTACAATCCTACGGCCTAGGTTTCCAGTTTCTGTAGATATAACTTTAACTAGCGTATTCATTCAAATATATTTTTAGGCTCTTTGGTGTTATGTACTTCTGGAACTACACATTTTAACGTCGCAATTTGTTGCGCCTCGTTGCCAGTAAATTGAACCGACTCAATAAAAAACCTAGTCGGTTTATTTATCATTAATTCCGTGTTTTCAATTGTAATAATTGTATTTGGCCTCCAGATTAACCCTTCGTTATCCGTCCAAGTATCGACGTTTATATCTAATTGAATTGCTAACAACTCATCGGCGAGCGCAGATTTAGCAGCGAAACTCGTGCTATTGTCGTCACCCGAAGACTGTATTTTTACCGATGGGCGAAATTTTGTAACGTATGGGTTTTTAATTGTTGATTGCCCAGCATTTCCTCCTCCAGAATCCGCTTGTTTTATTACCGTTATTTCTGAGTGCATACGCTGGCCATCAAATTTTAATACAGAGGATGTTATTGGTATTTGCCGACCAAAATTATATTTAGGTGTAGCATCTGTACGAGATTTTGTTAATAATAAATTACCAGATGCATCGTGCGACAATAGAATGTTTTTTTGATTTGCGATTTTTGCTAGATACGATTTTATAGTATCTGACGGTTCGGCCGTTGAAACATCTATAATCGAATTTGCTCTCGAGGCTACGTCAGCGGAAATAATTAAATTAATACCAAACGGTTGTATTAATTTTTCAACTATTTGCCTTAATGTTTTACCGTCAGATTGCAGAGGATATAACGAAACTGGAATCTGACAATCTTCTAAAACTCCAGTTTTTGAATATCCAGAAATCCCGTTTAACCCTACCGCTGGCGTGTCGTCAAATCCATGGTTTAAAATTGTGCCAGTTATTAATAATTCTTTTGCGCCCGTTTCTGGGTTTACGTACTCTATACTACAATCTGCATAACTTGCGGGAGTGTTAAGTAATTTTAATTGAGTATCGTTTGGGTCATATCTATATTGAAATGAAAACGTAGAGGCTACGGAGTCATATTTTAACTCAACGTTTACCTCGTTAAAATCAGTAATTTGTAATGTGCCAACTTTTAGTATCATACGTAATATAATATTTTTCGTCCTTTTTTAATTTCTAAAATTTCAGAAAGTCCGATTAAATTGTTATCTACTAGTCGTTGAATATTTACGTCGTTTTGGTCGAGCCCATAAAAACGATGAGCCAACAAGATAACGTTAGTATCAGTATCGCAAAATATTGAGCGCTCTTGTTGTGCGCCTATTGCAATTTCAAACAATTGAGAAACTGTAAAATTTACAGCGTCGGTTACGTCGGTTACAAATTGAAAATTAGGAACATAACTATCCGTATTTCCTCCGTTATCTGTTTGTAACGTGTCTAACGATTCAATAAATAATGTCTGAGTGTCTAGAATAATTTGAACAACATTTAACACATCTACCATATTTACGTAATCATTTGGTTGTGGTGTTGATGCCGCGCTACACATGGAGGATAAAACTGTTCCTGTAGTTGTTTCAAACTGTATTTTAGCCGCTTGTGAGGAAATGTTACCAAGAGTATTTATTAACCCAAGAAATTGATTTACTAATATCTGTAAACGTTGGCGAACGGCAATACTAAACGCCGCTGGGGCTCCAATAACCGCTTGTAATGCTCTAATGGCTGCTAATGGTTGAGCCGTCGCGTTTAAAATAGCTGAGTTTGCGTCATTAAATAAGTTGAAATAATTTTCCGTTTGTAATTGAGGAGCGCCAGAATTAACTCCAGCGGAGTAAAACGCGGAATTTGCTACAGCCATGTTTTGAGGTACGGGAGGCTCGGCAGCAAATAATAACGCTCCAGAGTCAAAAGATAAACGACATAGTTCCTCTATTTGGTCAACAGGATTTATTGTTACTGTTGGTAAACCTCGTAAAATAGTCTCTAATAATGTGCCCGTAATACGTGTAAAATTTAGCGTATTGTCATTAAAATTTAACGATGCTGGCTGTACATTTAAACGGCCATATTTAGGGTGTTCTATAACCCATGGTCGACGGTCTTTTGCAGAACGCTCAAATCTTGCAACTTCGTTTAAGTGGTTTGCTCCTTGAAAAACTATATCCATGGAGTATCGGTTACCCTTGGCCAAACGACGGTCAATAAACGTACCTTCGATATTAGGAAAATTAAACTCCGTTAAGTTATACTCAACGTCTTTTACAATTGCCTTATCGTCATACAACGGCTGATAAACAGCACCGTCGCCACACGTAATTATAAAATTTTGTTTTATGTTATCTTCCCAACTCATTTCATTAATATACCTAAGTAACGGTCAATTTGTTTTTTTGATTCTACCGCGTAAATATCGTTCATTTTTTTCTGTGAAATATCAGCGGACTTTTCCATAAATCCAGTAGCGCGAACTTTAACATTTCTATTTTTGTCGTAGGAATACATTTTAATTTTTTTAAATACAGTATTCCCGTTATCTCTTCTAATAGATGTAATTTTATATATACTTCCAACTCTTCCAGAGGTTGCTAGCATATATTTTCCTACTCCTGTAAAAACAGCCGTTTTAATTGCGCGTTGTTTCCAATTTGCTCCCTTAGCATTACTAACGTTTGGTAAATTTTTAAATCCAGAAATCCTTGCATTTGCTCTAACTGATTTTTTATAAGATTTTCCAATTCTTGCGTTATCTAATGGAATAAATGATTTACCGTCAATGTCTCCCCCATACTCTTGCTGCTCTAAATCCTTGACCGCGAAATTATTTCCTCCTTTTAATTTTTGAGAATTAAATCCAACGGCCGAACGCATCGAGTTTATGTCTTTACCTTTTGCAAAATCTACAACTGAATTGGCCTTAAAAAAATTTTTACGCCTATTTGTAAATAGCGTTTCCGCAGTTTGTGGCATCGTTTTCTGTTTGACATCTAACGCCGTTTTTGATAGCGTTTCGCGCACCGCGTTAGGTAGGGCAGATTTTCCAATTCGCTCTAAAATATCGCTAAACACGATAGCCGCGTCGGTGTTAATGTCAATTTGCATCGGTTACTCCACGTAATCGATTACAATGTATCCACGGTTTGCGCTGCCAGAATATGCGGCATCGTCGTAAACGCCAGCGGCTCTACGTGCTAATGTTACCGTTGTTGTGGATACTAATGGAGACGCGTCTGTAGCAAACGTAACGGGGTTTAAACCATTAGTTACAAATGTTCCCGCGTCGTCAATTATTACAAATGAAACCGAGCGGATATTTGCCAACGTTAAACCATGAGACACAGCAACGTTAGCCGTCGTATCCATATTCCAAGTACCTATTGGAATAACTTTTTTTCTTACGCCTCCGAAAACGCCTTTTAACGCCTCGTATAATTGCCATCCAGAATATTCACTGTCGGGCAATCCGTTCGCAGTTAAACCAGCCTCGGCCATAATTTTGGCAAAAAACTGAGACCAGTCGCCAGTCATTGCCTCATTAACACGTGTTCCAGCATTTGCGCCGATTGTATTTTTAAATCTACCGTACGGAAAATCAGCATCTGGAGCCTCTGTATTTGGTAACGAAATTATTTCTCTCATGTCTTATGTATAATTTATAAGTAAATAGCCAACGTTTTGAACTGGCTTCAAAGTTAATATTAATTTTCTAAACTCATCTCGACGAATTAATGGCACATTTGCAAAACTTCCAGCGGTAGGGCCACCAATAAAAAACGTAGCGCGTGCCGTTTGACCAATGTCAAAATATGAATCGGCCTCCGTCGGAATATTATTTACAATTTTATTTAGGTAAACCTCCTCGTCCAAATTAAACTCTCCTAAATTAAACTCGTCTAGATTTGGTAACCCGAACAAATTTGGATAAACTGTTGTGGCGTCACCTAAGTTAAACTCGTCTAAATTAGCCTCGTCTAACGATGCTATATCTGGTATTACAATAAAATCGGCTGGTAATAATTCTCCAAAATTCTCATAGACATAAACATCAAATCCCGCCGCTTGTAATTGCCCCTCGATATATAAGTAGTGCTGTCTAGCCTTAATCGTCCCAGGGTGGTTCATTTTCCTTAAAATAGCCAACTTTCTATCCGCCAACGGAACCAATGGCGAATTTATTAAACCTAATCTACGCTCCCAGTCCGTTGCATCGTCAGCGGTAAAATTATCGTTATCTGGTAAAATTGAGTTTAATATTGCAATCGAATCGCTGTAAACACGCGCCTCCGATTGCGCTAGTCCTTTATGTAAACGTTCAAACCAGCTATTATTAAATAACTTCCATGCCCGTCCGCGAGGATATAACTGTTTTGTAAGTGTTAAAAATTTATCCTCAAACATAAGTTATACTGTTTAAATACGGGATATCTCCGTTCTGAAATACATAACCACCAGAAACAGAATTGCCATCAATTGTAAACGTTAACGTATCGTACACCGATTGAGGGACGGCAACTTGAACAAAAAACGATAACCTTGGAACTGAGATAATATCGTTTTTATTTGCTAGTACATTAGCAGAGGCCACAAACGGTCTAACATTTTTTAAATTTTCTGTTAATGCCGTAAATATTAGCGCTTCAATAGATGGCGTTAATCCTTGGTAACCAGTAATAACAATGTCTACATTTTGCACTGTAATAGGCAAATAGTTTACAATCATTCCAAGTGGACGTCGACCGCGTTCGTTTAATGGTTTTGTTGTGTCGGGGTCAAAATTTACAACTGCCTCAACGTCTAATAAAATTGCGGCGCTAGGCGTTCCTTTTCCGTCTGTAGAATCGGCTAACGTAGCCTCAACAAATAAATTAACCTCGCTTGTGTATCCGCTTCGTGCGTAAGGATAAGACGTTTCTACACCTTGCGCGTCATTTGCCCATATAATATAATCACTACCAGCACCTCCTTGCGGCTCTAGTTGATATGCTAGAATACCTTTCTGTCTGTAATCCTCAATGTTTTCTGGCTGTAATGGTTGCACCGCCTCCGATAATACCGTAGCGATAGAACTAACTAGAGCAATTGGTGAGGTTGCAGTTAGTTGGTCACCTATTTGTAATTTACTATTAGTGCCAGCCTCTAGGGCTCTTAGTGTAATTTGTCCTGTTGTACCTGTTAAAGTATACGGGGCGTCTAGTTGGTAAATTCTATTAGGGTTTAACGACGTATCGTTTGACTTAAATGTCAATGGAATGTTGATAACCGCACCAACTTGACCCGTTACCTCAACAACGTACTGTCCAGCAACCGCTGGAAATGGGGGGCGTCCAAGTTTTACAATCCCAAAACGCTCTAAAGTACCGCCCATACTTGAGGGGTCTGCCGTATCAATAAATATATTTTTTTGGGTGAGTCCAATAGCCAAATAAATAAGTTTTAATTTAGCCGCTTGCACGAGAGTAATTGCCCATAAAACAGCCTTGCCAAAAACGGGGATAGTAACCTGTAAATTCGTTTCTAAATCCGATTTTATTTGAGTTCTTAACTCTGCTAATGTTGGTATAGTTATCATAATTTACCAGTTCCCGAGTGATTTACTTGTGTTTACATTTACATTTGGCGAACTTGACGCACCCGCTAATCTAGGATTATTTAAGTTAATATCAACGGAGGATTTGAAACCACCTTGAAATTTTTCCATAAAACTCTCTTGTTCCGCTTGTTTTTGATTCATTGCTGGCGCTGGTGCGCTATCACTTTCGGACGATTTCATTTTAACTTGAAAATCTATTCCTTTAGACATTTCGCCAGCCGCCGTTTTAGCGATATCTACTTGCGATTTAATTGCCGCAATTCTCGCGCTACTTTCGGCCGCTATGTTTGCTTTATCTTTTGCATATTGCTCATCTGAGAGCAATCCTATGGCGTTTTGTGCCCATTTCCATGCGGAAACAATACCGTCAACCATGGTTAAAAATGCATGTTGAATACTAAGAAAATAAATTTTAACAGATGCGACAAAAAAATCAATAGCCGCTGTCATAAATTGCATGGCAGAATCCCAAGTTTCACTCCAGCCAGTTGTTTTAGATGTAATCCATACAACTGCCGCAATTAACGCCGCAATAGCTACAATTACAAGGCCGATAGGATTTGCTGTCAAAATAAAATTTAATACCGTCTGTGCTGCGCTCCATGCCGCTGTTTTAATTGTCATCCACGCGGAAATCGCACCTAACCGTAAATATGCAATAGCGACGCGTGCCGTAACTAATAACTCTGTGTTTTTAATAGCTAACCACGCCGACGATATACTATTTGCAATTAACATGGCCTTGCTATATACACCAATTGCAAACGATACCACTGCAATTGCTATAGCTAATGCTCCTAATGCGACAACAACTTTTAAAATTAATTCAGCTAACGATTTATTACGAGAAATCCAGTCAGAAACTTTTGTAATAATTGGAGCCAAAGAATCAACTAAAGAATTGATAACTGGTAGTAACGCGTTTCCTACTTGAATAGCTAGTGCCGTCGTTGTGTTTTTTAACTTATCCATTTGAGCCGCTGTAGTTGCATTTTTTTTCTCATATTCAGCCTGTAACGATGTCGCCTCTGAAAATGATTTATTTGCAATTCCTTGTAACTCTGTTAATCTTGCCGTCCCACTTCCTAATGCACCAATTACTTTTATTGTTTCTTGACTACCTAGTTTTAAACCTTTTAATTTTTCCGCCAAAACCTCTGGGGCTAATCCGTTAAATGACGTTGCGAATTTTTTTACAAATTCGGTCGGGTCTTCCGCTAATAATTTTTTAGCCGCCGCACTTGTCATATCCATTTGGCTAGCAAATCCGTTAATTTCCTCTCCCGCAACTAATAATAAATTAGTTAAACCACCAGCACCAATTTGGGCATTAATACCTAATTCCTCCAAATACGTTCCAAGGGCTAAAGTATTTTGAACAGAACTTTTTAAAGCGTCTGGTAACGCGCCCATGCGTAATGTAAAATCGGTAATATTTCCAGACGTACCAGCACCAACCGCCCCGAGTTCATTTATTGCTGAACCAGTAGCAGTAATAGCCGAGGCTATATCTAAATCCCTTGTTTGAGAAAATAATGTTTTAATTTTTCCAATTGACGAAACAGCCTCCTCGACTCCGCCTTGAAAATCTGCACCTAATGCAACGTTAAACTGATTTGCGGCGTTTGTAAATGACAATAAATCTTTCTGAGCAATACCTAATTGTCCACCTATCTCCGCAATTTTTTGTAACTCTTCTATTGATGTGCGGGTTTTGGGAGCCATTTTTAGCAAATCTTGACCAAATTGCGATAGAGCGGAACCGCTTAAACCTGTAGTTTTTGCTACGTCAGCCATTTTATCCTCAAATTTAACCGCCTCGCGGCCAGCTAAAACTAACGGCCCTATTATAGCAGCGCCAGCAATTGCAGCATTTTTAGACATCGCAAACGCTGACTCTGACATTGCACGATATTTTCTATTACTTCGAGCAATTGCCTCCTCCGAACGATTAGCAAACGCAACAACAGAGTTAGTCATAGCCCTAACTGGAGCCGTCAATTTATCGACTGCCGTAAAAATTGTAGGAATAATAGCTGCTCGTGTTGCCATTTTTTTATTTTATAAAAAAACCCCTACTTTTTAGGGGTTTTCATGTCTTCTATTTCTTTGCAAATGTCATCGTACCAATAAATCAAACCCGTGTAATCTATGTCATCTAAATTTAATTTTCCTATCGTTTCGGGCGTCCATTTGGTTGACCGTACAACGGTTAAAATCATGTTATTAATTGATTCGCTGTCTTTTTCTGGGTCGGAGTTTAAAGAAAAAAAATGATAATTTCGTTTGCAATACTTGTATCAGATGTATCTAGTTTACCTTGAAAACCAATACTTTGTCCACTAATTGCACAAAAATAACCTGTTAACCTATTATCTGTTGCGTCACCAGTTTTTAAATTTGCCAATTTTTCTCTCAATTCTCTAGCCTCTATTCTCGGTTTATATTTTACCTCGGTAACTGCTCCATTACTTCCGCCCATTTCAATAGGAAAATTTAGTTTATGAGTAATTGAGAAATCCTCATTTACACTCAGTACACCGTCTTGAACTAGAGAAATTAAATTATCAATACTAGATTGATAATCTTCGCGTTTTTTATTTCGGATTTTTTTGTGGTCTAACCACTCGTAAATTTCTTTACGAGCAGTTTCAAAATTTACTAATTCTGCCATTTTTATAGGGGTTATTAAATTACAGTACTTGTAAAACACCACCACCAGACAATTTTAATGTCATTTGTGAGGTGTTTCCGTTGTTTGTTTGGTCGCCTACTGGCTTGCCATTACCCGCATAAACTTTACCGTTTATATTTGTAATAGTCCAGTCTGCCGTTTCTGGAGAACCAGCCAACGCGGTTATTTTTTCTTGAGTGCCGTCACCAACACCAGCCGAAATAACAACCTCAAACATCCAACGAACTCGGCTCAATTGGTCTATGATTCGTCCGCCACCGTCAATCATTGCAGTGTCGTCCGCGGCTCTGATTCCACCTAAATCATAGGTTGAATCTTCGCCCGCTTTTGGTAATAAAACACCACTCCCTAGTGTTGGGTGGTTATAAGTGATTTCGATTATATCTCCTCCAGTTGGCATGGCTAATTATTTATTTTAAAGTGAACCAAAATTAAACCCAGCGCTCGCTGTGGTTGATGCTATGCGTGTAAATCCAGAACGTTTGTAATCAAAAGTAGTCTCTAATCTATCTGGATTTATTGCTGAAATGTTAACTCTTAATGACGCAGACGAGAACGCTGGTTGTACAATCAATCCGCGCTGTGACAATGTAACAAAATATTTATTTAACACTGCCTTCCATGTCTTAGGTTTTACAACTGTGTTTACAATTACCGTATCCTCGTCCGCAGCAATAGCGTGGTCTACTACGTTAATTTGCTCTAACAAATAATAGCCATAACGTACATTATAATCTATCATTAAGTTACGGCAATATCTGTACTGTGGCGGAACCTCGCCGTCTGGGTGGTACGTAGTTACAAAATCAGTAATTCTGTATTGTCCAGCCAATAACTCAACACATGAGTTACCTTTTTTAACATACAAATCTCTGTTATCATAACTTGACATTGTACCGATAACCGTTGGTGTTGGCATGTCTGGGTAGTATAATCCAGAAACGTCCAAATGTGGTGTGTCTTGAGATACTCTTGCAAATAAAACCGACATATTAGCCGACGCCTCTAATGGTAAACCTTTTGACAATGGCGCTGGCGCAACTGCTACAGTTACTTGTAATTTCTTAGTATCTGTAAACGAAGAGTTGTTATCTACAACCGAACCGCAAACAGCGATAAACGGTTTAAAAATAATTCCAGCATAACGTCCCGTAGGTATTGTTTGCGGAATTCCGTTAAATTGTTCAAGTTCAGTTATTACAGATGCATTCATTCCGTAACCATTAGAAACAATTGTGTTCCACTCGTTTTGGAATTTTTCAAGTGAACCCGTAACTGTTGGAGTACCAGAACCACTTTGGGTTGAATTCGTTGCGTATGTTATTCCTAAATCGTTACCGTTAGTATCAATAGACACCGTTAAATCTTCCGCTGTTAATCCCTTCCATTTTGATGTCAAAATAGCCTCGTAACTTGTAGACGTTGCCGTTACTGGGCAACCTAAAACGTTATTTATAGCGTCCTCAATTTTTTGAGTAATTTCATTTGATGTGTCACCTACAACTAAATTTATGTTATAGCTACCTCCGTCTAATGAATATCTACCGCCAATTACAACCGTATGAGTTCCGTTAGCGTTAACTGTTCCTGTTGGTGTTATCTCAATTTCTTTAGCAGTGGCTCCAACTGGCTCCGCTTGCGGGTAGATAATTGTAGGAATTCCGCCAGCACCTCCTCCAGAGGTAGGGCGTAAAATTCTCATTTGTAAAAATATAGGCGAACCAAAACCGTAACGCTCTCCCGCTTGTTGTGCGCTTGTACACTCAAACGGCTCTAGGTCTAGCGAACCTTGATTAGCTGTATTAGCCTCGCCAATAACAGCGATTCTTTGGGGTAAATTAGGGGTTGATTCTGCGAAATTTCCTTTAGCCAGTTTATAACCGACGATTTTCGCTATTCTTTCACTACCTACTGCATCGCTTGCCATGATATAATTTTATTTGTGGAACTTTTTGTGGAGACAAAACTAAAAACAACTTATGTTCTAATAAAACATTTTCCATTTAAAATGTAAATCAATACGCAAGTAGCAGTTTTACGTAATCTGGCCAAGAGGTTTCCTTGGATTTTGAGTTTATACAAACCTCGTAAGCGAGTATATCTTTTAACGCCATGTTATAAATTCTAACATCCCAAAAGTGATTCTGTAAAGATGAGGATTTTTTTACCCACTTAAACCGAACGTCGAGCCCATCTTTATCAGATTCTAAAATTCTATGCTCCGCCTCAAAATGTTTAAAATAATCCTTGTAACTATATTTGCCGTCGCTTTGTTGAGGATAATTCATAAATCCAACTGGTTGCGCGTCATCTTGGTGCGCGTCCCAACGCAATAACATCAAATCCGAGAGCGCGTCTTTTACTTTATTTACCTCAATTAAATATAATTTACTCCTAGCTAATCCTTTTTTAAACACCCTTAAATCTTTTTCAGCCGTGGTAAATTTAAAAACGTCCTTACCTTTTAAACCTATACACCAAAAACCAGTAACAGAATCAATATATTCGAATACCTCTTTCTCAAAAAACCCCGAATCGATGCCTACAATTTGAGGTCGCATGCTTGTTCCCGTGTCCTTTGGATATATCTTAGAGGCAATTTTAGTAATCTCTGGCCAAACTGAGTTCTGGGCTCTTAGGTCATAACTCCACGCCGCCCTGTCGGCTTTATATTTCATAGAGTTTTCCTTGTTCACAAACGTGCCGACGGAACCTTGGTCTACCGAGTACGGAGTTCCGCTCTGTGACCACGCCACAATTTCCCAGTCTACACGACCGTCCTCAACAAAACCTCCAAGGTCGCACGCCATCGTTAACCCAACGATAATTCCATTACCGTCTCTTATTGAAACTTTTTCTGGTATAACACCTATTGGATAATCCCTTATGTTACTCAATAATGGACTTGCTGAGGTTGTTTTAGTTTTACTTTCGTAAGTTATACCGAGACATAGGTTTGTAAATGTCTGCATTAACTCGGGTTTTGCCACCCCTTTTGGGTTGGCTGCGATGTAATCTCGGACGTAATGCGTCCAGTTAAACATGCCTGGGGCGGCATAGAGGGCACTCAACTGATACGAAAAATAATCTGGAGCCGTAGGTTCTGCCGTTGGAACCCATAAACCATTCAGATTCATTTCGTATTTATTTTTTTCTGTAAAAAACCCGCCACATTTTTGGCACAAATACCCGACTGACTTATCAATAAGACGACCATTTGTGTCGGTTTTCCAAGTAATACCCGCCATGTTATACTCATCAACCTCATGTGTCCACTCCAATGTTATTGGCTCATGGCAACACGGACAATGAACGTTATACCTCCGCTGGTCTCCTAATTTATAAACTGGCTCAATGTTCGACGTTTGTTTTACCTCGGGAGTAGATATAAAATACAATTTCATTTTAGATTCACTCGAGGCAAACCTCTGCTCTATCATTTTAAAAGTCGACCCCGACTCTTTTGTTAAACCTTTTGCGGCCTCAAAGTCATCTATAAAACCCGCTTGAACTGTTCTCTGTCTTAATAATTTGTGGTTACCAGCCGACCCAGCAGTTATTGAGCCGTCGGGAAATTCTTTCGCTTTGCTTGTGTCTCCTGTTCTTTGGTTTCGTTTCCTTAACGAGTTGGCTTTAATCAATGGCCTTAGTCCACAACTATCTATCATTTCGTCCACACGCCCGCTCATAGACTCCTCCGCTAAATCAGCGTGTCCAGTTAAAAATAAAACGTGTTGCGGCCGCTGGTCAATTATCCAACCTAACCCATTTTCAATTACCCCAGCCGATGCTCCAATTTGTGCGCCTTTCATAAACGCAATAATTCGAGCGGGTGACTCTGGAGATAAATGGTCGACAATTTCTTTAAAATATGGAGTCTTGTCGTAACTATATGGGCCAGGGAATGGCGTTCCTTGCGGCATAACTCTGTTTTTTTCTGCCCACTCCGACGGTTTCATGTTCGATAAAAACACATTTCCCGACCTCAGAGCCTCCAGTATTTGTTCTTTATAAATCATGATAAGCGTTCTCCTTTCCCTCTCTTCTCGCTATACTCATCCACAATATTATCAACCATATCTATCGCATTTTCGTACGCCTCGTTTATTGCTTTGTTTACAATTACGTTCAGTTTTCCACGCATCGCTGAAACTTGTTCTCTACTTATGTCTGCCATGGTCGAAAACTCAACTAGTAAATTATCTGCCGCGTTGTTAAACGAACGAGAAACAGAACGAGAATAAACCGAGATAGTATTTTTAACTAGGTCGGTCGGCATCGATTCGCCAGCCATTTTTTGCCGCTTAAGTTTTGCTATTTCCAAGTCCTCGAGTTTTCTCTCTAGTTCAACCTCCTTAATTTGTGCGTCGAGTTGGTTTCCCGCGTACATAAATTCACTAGGAGCCTCAATATTTGGCCCCTTGCGTGGTGGTGGTGGTTTCGGTTTTTCAATTTTAGGCGCAACTATTTCACTAACCTCAGATGTTAATTTTTTTTCTGGCTTAATTCTAACAGTTACCTCTTGAACTTTCTTAGGTTCTGGTTTAATTCCTCTTGTTTTGTGCTGCCATTTTTCTATAAACTCTCGGTTTATTGGTAACGTGTCGTCTATTACGTCGCCAGAACAAACTACTTTGCCGCGTGTAATATAAACTGCCAACTTGTTTTTTTCAATGCCGCACAGCGTCGCAAAATGCGCTTTAATGTGGTATGCCATAGGTCAACAAATGTAATATTTATTTTGAAACCCAAAACATCGTGGTCAACAAAACTCAAATGTGTGTCACCCCCCCATTTTTTGGAGATTTGCATCCTT